CCAAATTGAACCACTAACCAATTTGCCAGCAAAATACTTCCGAAATAAAACAATACGCTTTTCATACCTCTCTCCTCAATCTATGTTATTTGTCATGCACCGGGCCGTAAAACTCCGGCAAATTGCTCGGCAGCGTAGGGTGAGTGCCACCATGAGTGATCATATCATTGTCCAGCTTTGTGAGCACATTTACAGAAATAGCAGCGGTTTGAAGCAACCTCTTCTTAAGCTCAATTTTCCAGTGAGGATTGTCCATACTGACCGCATCGATCTTAGCCACTCGTTTGCGGAACATTCGCTTAAATTCCTCCAGGCCACAGTCCCTGTTCATCTCACCCCACAGGAACTCTTGGATCTCTCTCGCAGCCTTTATTACTGCGATGATATTTTGCTCCTCTGGCTTTATCATCTCTCCGGTATAATCGAGTTCGACACCCCTCATCATTAACCCGGGCATCTCCCCTTTCTCCCTCGCACAAATTACGCACGGCAGACCCAACGGCACTCCGTGCTCGCAATTTCCTTTAGTCATCACTCTACCTCCACAAAATTTTCCATACCGATTGCGCCACACTCAGGGCAGACATTAAACCGGCTTTCTTCAACCGATTTGTCCTCGTCATCTGGGTGGCATAAAAGGTTGCCGTAATATCCGTGAAACACACAATTCACGCATTTAATTTCGTGATCCATTTTTACTCCTCCTCAACGAACCCATTGCGCTCGGCCCAATCTCTCAGCTCACTATCTGGGAATACGTCTTCAGGGTCATAATTTTGAGCAACGTGCTCTATCACCTCATCATCAGAGACCGTCACATCTATTGTAAAATCAGCCATCCTTCCTCCAGGTTTTTGTATGAGCGTTAAAATCCCTCAGCTCTCGCTTGAGATCTGCCAGGACATAGCCATCACAATGCCGGAGCCTGCCCTTTAAAAACCGTGCCATCTGATCCGCCATGTCATCAGCATAGCTCAGTGTTCTCTTGGCCTCATCCACCTTGTCTTTGATATCGAACCAACTAAGAGCCATTCTTCTTCCTCCTTGCTATGCATTTCCTCACCGCCGCATGATACTTGCTCGGCATCGGATACACCGTGATAAGGCTCTCCCCACTGAACAGCCAGAGATGACCGGCGTAGATCCGCATGTTATTTGCCATACGCTTTTTTAGATACCGCTCATTCATATAGCGGAGCAGCCGCCCTGAGCATTCATTGTGCCGAATACCTCGTTCCAGGGCGAGCTGCTTCATGCGAGCGACAGAGCGCTTGTTGATCCCGCAGCGCTTCCGAGTGTTATAATCGCCGTGGAGGGTCATCTCCTACTCCAGGCCTGGACAACCAATTTGATATTGGCAATCAATACAACTCTGCCCGTTAACCTGAGCGCCACCAGCATTCGGGCATTCGTAAAGGCCATCTGGGTCTATGCCAAGATTCTCTTCCTCATCAGCCCCTGCATCCTCAGATCCACTTTCAGGTTCTTCTGGGGGTGTCTGGTCCTCTTCGGGCAAGCCCTGCTCTGTGCCGTATTTTTCCTGCCTCACAGCAGCGGTATCAACCAGGCGCTTTTCAGAGCCGTCGGGATATTTAACCCACAAGAATTTCAGAAACCTGTAAAAAGCCTGCTCCGAGTTATCTTTCACCTGATCATTGTATTTGCTCGGATGTTCCCAGATATCCACAAGCCATTTATCAATTTCATGCGGATAGACCTTTCTTTCAAATCCTTCGGCGATCTCAACACCGTAAATTTTGACATACTCAACCTCGTCGGCCTGACCCATCTCTTCAGGCTCAGGTTCTGGTTCAGCGGGATTCTCTTTCACAGGCTCCTCTTCAACAGGACCGAGTGGGAATGGCTTTTTACCGTACAGGGCGGCCCATTTTTTCCGAGCGACATCTTGGCGTTCTTCAGACTGCTCATGGAAAGAGTCGGCATTGGCGTTGACATAGGCGGCAAAGCCGGTGGTCTTGCCGTCACCGGTCCTTTGATTCTTATAGCTCTGGTAATCCCATGGAGCAGACTCAACCTTTTCCTTTTTCTCAGGGGCCTTGGTTTTTTTCGGTTTTGGCGGATCAGGATCCGGCTCTGGTTCGGTGTCGGGTTGACCCTGGTTAGCGACGGTGATGGCATCGTTGACCTTATTGAGGGCTGGGGCTTGGTATGTGCCGTCTTCAGTCGGCTCGAAATCAATCACTTCCTCTTGAGCCTTGATACCTTTCAGTACATCGGGGAATGCATCTCTAAGAGCAAAAGATCTTGCCCTCATTTGTAACATTCGGCGGCTGTATTGGCTCCATGGGCCTTGTTTACCCCATAACCCTGCCTGCTTCGCATCAGCCACGCTGAAGTATTGAATGATAGGAATTACGTCATCCTTCCTCTTAACCTCACAGGTGGCTGTCAGGTCATCTCCGGTTCCCTCAAACTCTTCCCGGATATAATCCAGAAGGCCTGAGCCTCTGACCAGAGCAAGCTGCGTATCGCCATAGACCGCAGGGATGCCGTTAATTACGGCCACTGAGGTAACTGCCTGCATGGGGGTCAGCCCTATCTCACTGCCGATCTGGAGGGCAGTGAATACCTGTTCCGGGCGCTGGAGGCTTTTCGGAGCCATACCAGAAGCCGAGATGATATTCGCCAGCCGAAAAAACTCGTCAAAGTTCTTAGGCATGAGCGGGTAAGGCTTTGTCCCTGCTGTGATAACAGGCTTAGTGTTTGTTTCTTTTTCTGCCGGTAAGTTCTCAGTCATGAATAAACTCCTTTTTAATTAAGTTGTTTTTTACTGCGTATTTGTATGCCGAACTTTTCGTCAGCATTCCTTTTATCTCAAGGCAGATCTCCGCTGTGAGTCGAGCGAGTGCGGCCTCGCTAAACTCTTTGTAATATCCGAACACGCCCCTTTTTTTATTTCTCCACAATATCGCAACCCACCTGTTGTCTTTCCTTGACCAGCTAACACCTCTTACTCCAGACTTATTATCCACTCTTTTACCAGAGTTTAGATTGTTACAAGAAGGAGAGGCTTCTCTCAGGTTTTCGATGCGATTGTCTGTTTTAATTCCATTGATATGATCGATGTTGTGCTCTGGTATATATCCTTTGTGCCACAGCCAAACGATCCTGTGGTTAAAAATGTGTTCCCCGTCTACAACTGTAATAAGGTATCCATAAGGTGTTTTACATCCTGGCGCATCTCCTACTCTAACTCTTTGTGCGACCCTGACCTTTCTTATGAGCGCCCCGTCACTTCTATAGTCGAACAACTCCCGAACTCTTTTTTGGGTGACCATTATAACCTCCACATAGGCAGGGATATCGTTTGCACATCTTTAGGGTATCCGGGCCACTCACCAGTATTTAGACATTTCTTAAAAATGCCGAGATTGTGCTTGTAAAGCTCACGGCCCTTTTCAATCATTTCAGCGTCTGCCAAATAAACCGATACGGCGTATGGAGGCTCAGGTTCACAACAAATGAAGCAAAAAGCATCGAAGTCCTTGCCTGTTCCAGCCTTGGCTCCATCAAGATAATAGGCCGCCTGCATATCATAGAGGTATGTGCCAATAGCCTTCTGGAACCCTTTGTATGAAGCATCTCGTGTCTTCTTTAAGTCGACCAGGATACGCAATTGTGTGTTGTGAATAATAATATCCGGCTTCACTTTACACAAAAGACCCGTAGTTTCTTCTTTCCAATAGATGGGGCGCTCATATATTGTCCCATCCATGCGCTCTAAAAAAGCTCCGGCAGCAGGGTGAGCCTTCACGCTCTTAACCATTTCAACGACATCAGCCGTGGCCTTCTCTCTAACCACTATCTTCCCTGAGCCTTCAGCCTTGGCCCATTCTTCTTTTTTTACCTTAGACCTCTTCTCACCCTCAAAAATATGAAACCTCCGGGTCATATGCTCCGGCTCTAAGACCAAGGTATGAAACAGACTGCCGAGGTTCATCGCTTCGGTTCCTGGCTCAACATGGTCTTTGCGCCACTTCAGATGTGCTGGTGATTTAAAATATAAAGTGGCGAGGTCAGAGTTACTGGCCCCCGGTCCACGGTGATAGACAGAATTTGGTACCCACTCGTTGTGGACTCCAAGCTTAACTTTTGTCATCCGGCACCTCCACCCAAAGCCACAACTCACCGCCGTCCTGGTTTTCTTTGGTGATATCCATCTCATTATCATTCTGGTCGAAAATCCTGATAGGGTAATTCTTCATCTTCTCTTCAACCCTTCTCTCAACTTCTTCGTTAAGCGCCTCAAGCGCATCTTCCTGCCATCCCATTAATCCTCCTCGCAGGCCTCACACAGGCCCTGCTTATTTATTTGATCGTCATAAAAAATTTCCCCACACCCGAAGCACTCCTCTGCCTCATGTGGGCAAATTTCAGGGCAGCGCCTGTTCGGCTCGCCGCTCCAGCCTTCGTATTCACAGTTCATGAAACACATATCTACCTCGCATACCTGTTTTGATAGTCATCCCTATGCAGCACCTCCGCCAGCGTCATATCAATCGCAATGTCCGGCGTGGTCAGCCCCGTGTAATTCCTCTCTTCTGGCCTTGCACTGAGAAAGAAGAACGCCAAGGTGATCAATGAGATCAGTAGGTATGCAATTGCTGCAACGAGCACTATTTTTATCGCGTCCATTTTGTTTGCTCCTTAAATAAGTCTCTGCGTCCATTTCAGGGTAAAGCTCGATGTGACCTTGCTTTGAATATGCTGCCATAAACTGAGAAAAAGTTGGATGTTCAAACCTGTCGTCATCGGGCATCCACATAATAAAAACAGCGATCTCTCCGGTATATGCTGCAATTTTAAAATCCTCATGCCTTGGGCATTCGCCGTCGCCTCGCTCGCCACTTGCCAGCTCGCTAAAGACATTGTAGTCTACCGGCACCCAGCCATATCCTGAGCTGTCATAATGAAGTGGAATGGCTTTTAAAAACGGTTTGAGCTTCAGGTACGCATTTGCCAGCCGGGATAATTCCATCTCTTTGGCTGAGTTATAATTGAAGTACTCATCAGCCAGTTTTTCAGACTTGGATCCAACAATAAGCCTCATCATCTCACCCTCCCCACAGCCTCGATTATTTTCCGGGCCTCTTTCTTAACCTTGCTTTTAAAAATCGCCAGCCTGACCCTGTCGTTCTCATACCTGTCCACCAGCTTGTGGATCTGCCGGGTGTTGAGCAGGATGAGGGTTAAAGGGTTGGTGGTTTGCTTTTGCTTTGCCAATTTGGGCCTCCTTTTAATTATTGATTATTCCCACTCCAGCGCATCTTCAGCCATGTTGAGCAATACCTTTAACTGGTTAAGCTGCTCTTTGCTGGAGATACTAATTCTTTGGTGGTAGCCATCAGCGTCATGTGCTCCAGTATCAACAATCGTTATGTACGGCGGTATGTCATTTTCTTTTTCAATATCAATTGTTTCCACTCTTAACGCTGTCATCTCAGATTGGCTATAAATATGGTTTGCATGTCCTATTAAATCTTTTTCCATAACCTTTCTCCTCTTAAAATTAACGCCAATTAAAAACTCCAGATGTGAATAACGTATATGAATAAATTATTCATGTCAAGCGTAAATATGCAAATAAATTCACATAAATACAAAAAACCCGCGAGAGCCTTAGCCCAAGCGGGTTTCAGAAGTTGGTTTTTAAAAGATTATTTTTTGCGGTACTTATAAAGGTCAAGAACGTTTTTTGACGAGTAGGGTTTTACTGCGGGTTTAAAGACAGGGATGTCTTTCATGGTTGTTATTATTATGTATAGGTCATTGTGTTTTGTAGGCACTATTTTGACATGAATGCTGCGTAGGTGGCGCTCGATGGCATAGACAATATGCGCTTCCGGCGGAGGCTCGGCCTGGGCCAATTCCCAGGTGCTTTTATAAAACCTGTTTTGTATGCTTTCTGTGGTGAAATCCCCAAGGTTCTTACCACACATATAATCCACTGGTCGTGGTGGCTCAAAGTCACCCGTGTAGTGGTAATCCTCGACAACACCACCACCGTTTATAACCATATAGCCCGAATCGCTTACTGCCTTGCTCAATGGGCTGGTGGCAAGGCTGCTACTCCCCCCTGCGTTCGATTTCCTGTTTTAACTTTTCAATCTCAACATCTTTTTTATTAATCAGCTTATTCAGTGTCGTGATCACATCGGTCAGCTCAATTATTCTCTTCATCATTTCTCCGTTTCCGTTGTCGGTTTCAGGCTCCTGATTCGAATTAGCAGTGTTGCCCTGGAGGATCTGCCAGGCTGGAACGCCGTAGAATTTAGCCAACCTCTCCAAGTCTGTCAAGGTAATTGCGACATCCCCCTTCTCTTTTTTTGAATAGTTGCCCTGTGATATCCCAGCCCCCTCTGCGACATCTTTCTGGGTTAATTTTTCGGGCTGAGACAGCCGTAGTTGGCGCAATACGCTGTGCTGGCTGCTCATGATTTTCTCCTTTCGTGAATATTTATTTTAAAAAACGCTTGCAATGTGTAAATTATTCATGTTAATAGATAGTAAATTTCTTCAAATCATATCAGGAGGATGTAATGAAAACTGACTTTAACAAAAAAGCCGGGTTAAAAATTAAAGGTATTAGAAAGGCCCTGAAGCTGACCCAGGCTGGCCTGGCAAAAAAACTAATCGATGACCATGAGCTAAAATCGACTCAGCAAAATATTTCCAAATACGAATCTGGAGATATCCGCTGCCCGGCTGAAATTCTTTTGGCTGTTGAATCGCTAATAGAGCCTGTATTATGATTAAAATACTCCTCACAGGAATATTTGTCAAGTTAAAAAGGAATTATTATGCCTGACGATATAAGGTTGTCCTTAAGCTTCAAGACGCACCGGAAACGAAAAAAGCTTTTTATGAGACTTGGGGCTGATGGTGTCCTCGCTCTTTTAGACTTCTGGATGACAATAGCTGAGACAAAACCAACAGGAGTCCTTGAAAATTATACTGGTGAAGACGTTGAGATAGATGCCGGGTGGAACGGAGAACCCGGTATTTTTGTTTCTGCGCTCATCGAGCTGGGGTTTCTGGATATTATGGAGGGAGGGTTTGTCCTCCATAATTGGGATATCAGACAGCCATGGGTGTTTAATTCTGAGGGCCGGTCGGATAAGTGCAGGTTCTCCAGAATGGCGATGACCCACCCTGAAATATATGAGCGGCTCAAGAAAGATGGGGTCACCTCAATATCGAAAAGAAAGTATGTTCGGTTAACGTCTGCCCAAGGAAATGCTAACGATTCGTTAACGATTCGTTCAACGAATAAGCCAATTCGTTCAACCCCTGCCCCAGCTCCAGATCCTAATCCAGTTCCAACTCCTATAGTTAATAAAAAAACTAAAGCAAAAAAAGACCCCTTCCTTGAGCATCTGAAATCAAAAATCATCGAGGAAAATTTACAACCATACCAAGATAAGCTCATCGAATTTTATCATTACCGGATGGCGAAGCCTAAAAGAGACAGGTATGAATCTGTGAAGGGTCCGAACGGCCTAATACGAAATCTGAATGGTTGTGTCCAGAGGGGAATGGACGGAGACACCTGTCTGGAAATTGCAATGGAAGAGGGTTGGAAAACACCAAATCCGGATTATTATAAACCCGGCCATTTTCAACGAGGAGTAAATAACAGTGCTCCAACATCCCGGTCGGAGCGCAACGCACAAGCCTGTAAGGAGTTTGCAAATGAATGATCAGGATAAGAAACAGTTTGCTGTGCTCATGTATGGTATAGCCGAAGAGTGCGGAGGTCAAATCTCAAAGCATGGGATCAAGCTAAAGTTTGAGGCCTTGAAGACTCACCCGATTGAAGTGATTCTAAAGGCTGCATCATGGCTGGTACAGAACAGGGAAAACACCTTCCCAGCTATTCCCACTGTAAAAGAATTTCTGGATGCCATTAAGGCTATCTGTGGCGAGACCAACCCTAAGACAGAGGGCGAGCGCCAGTGTGATATCGTGATGAAGTATTTCAATTATTATGGGAGTTATTGTGATCATGAGTTTAAAGACCCGATAACGGCTTATCTCATGACGAACAGGTGGTCGTTTAAGAAGCTTGGGGAGATGATGAACCAAGAACTGTCTTGGTTTAGGAAGAATTTTGTCCAGTCTTATGTCGAGATGAAGGTTCTGCCAGATGAGAAGCTGCTTGATTATAATGGCATCGATGCAGAAAAATTAAAATCACTGGCCGCAGGGGCTGTGAAGCAGATAACGTGAATCAATTTATAGGATGGAGACAATGAACTTTTTCCCGATATGCGCAAGATGTGAACATGAGAGGATAGATTCAACTGGCATTAAGCCGAACCCACAATGTGATGAAGGTCATGATTGCTTTAAAGCTATGCAACATAATGAATGTGAGCATTTCAAGGATGATGAAGAAGGATAACCACAGAACACTCTATCGGATGGAGGGGATATGAAAACAAAAGATCAAGAGGTTTTAGACTTCATATTTGAATGGAGCGGATATGATGGAGGACACCATAAACAATGGGTTCTTGACCAGATTGTAAGAATCTTAACAGGCGATAAATATAAAGAATGGGTTGATAAGTACCAAGACGGCGAAGAAGGCCCCAACACATATGAGTGGGATATTGGGGTAGCACCTTAACCACAGTACAGTAAATATGACGGGTGGCGGAATAGGTAGACGCAGACCGTAAATGGAGAATCACAAATGTCAAGGTCGATATCATGCAGGGTTTAAATCCCTGCCCCGTCATCACACTACTTATAATCCCACGGAGCAGCTATGAAAAAAGGCGACATCATCAACTTGGACAAGAGGGGCCGAATCGAACGAAGGGTCAGGATTAATCACAAGTTTATCCGGTGCGAGATCTTCGACCCGAAAAACCCTGACATCCGGCATGCGCTTATTAAGCTTGGCTGGAAACCACCGGCCAGAGAGAAGAAGAGGATTACAGATCTATGAAAGACCATAAGTTTGGCAAGCTCACAGTGTTGCATGTTTTAGGCAGGCACCCACAGACAAAAGAGTGGATGTTTAAAGCTCGCTGTGACTGTGGATTAAATATATCTTTATCTGAAAAAGAACTGGTGGCCGATGGCAGAGGGTCGTGCGGCCACTGTGATGACAACCAAACCAAAGGAGATTAAAATGCAAGAACCTGTTTTTGAATTTACTCAAACGGAAGTGAACACGATTCACTCAGTGCTGGCGGATGCGAATGCTCTGCTCAATACGCTTGCTGTGGCCCAGAAGCATGTCGGCGCTGCTATGAATATACTTCAGCAGAAGCAGCCGAGGATGGATCCTCCGCCAAAGAAGATAGACCCCTTAATGGGCGACGGTAAAAAAACACCGGCTAAGAACTCGGCTAAAAAGAAATAGGCGGGGTGAGGGATGAGAATAATGCCATCAAAGAAGGGGCGCAGGCCAAAGCATAAGTACAGGGCGATTGCGGTTGAGTATGACGGATTTCGGTTTGACAGTAAGAAAGAGGCCCGGAGATACAATGAGCTGAAGTTTATGAAGAACCAGGGTAAGATTGTTTTTTTTCTGCGCCAGGTGCCGTTACATCTTCCTGGCCGGGTGATCTACCGGGTCGACTTCCAGATTTTCTGGGCCGATGGCACCGTGTCTTTTGAGGATGTGAAGGGTTACAGGACAAAAGAATACATCGCCAAAAAGAAGCTGGTTGAGGCTCACTATCCTATCGAGATCGAGGAGGTCTGATGGCGTTCTGGATTGATATCGAAGAGGCTGATGAGCTGTGGCTGTGACGGACCTGCAATGCTGCCGGTCGGCGGGAAAAGGAAGAAAAGCCCTGTAATTATCATTCTCATCCCTCGCTGAATTATCGGAAGGTGCCGGAGGGTAAATGTGCTCTCCGGCCATTTGAAAGGGACCAGAGATTTAGGGAGTATGGGACAAATGCAAATGGGAGAATTAAAGCGAGCGGCGGAAGAGGTTATCGAACTCGTCGCAAATAATGGATCATTGTTGGGAGCGGATTCCCTCTGGATCCAGCACACCAAGGCTTTTGCAAAATATAAAGAACGCTGCGGTAATTGGGCTACAACCCTTGAGGGGGAGAGAAGCCTTTTTAAATGCCTTTGTGAAGGTCCACCCGGAGGAACAGGAGGAGATGTTTTGAGCAATTCAAACGTGATCGATCTTGATGAGAAGCTTAAGGAATTCGACAAGAGAATGAGTGAGAAGAAGCCGGGTCAGCAAACTCCAGCCATAACGGTAACGATGACAGAGACATCGTCGCTTGAAGAGGGCTGGAGGGTCGGCATCATGATTCCATCGACCAATCCACTCGGCCAGAGACAGACATTTATCCATAACAAAGTCTACAAGGTCGTCCGGGTCAGGCCGAGCGGCAAGGTGACATTAAAACCGGTTATTGAGGGGAAGGAGAAGTGATGCGAGTTTTATCGATGATTTACAGCATGTTGTTTACAGTGGCGTTGTTTATCTTTGCAGTTTGGATAATTCTTTTGCCGATGTTTTATTTTGATGGCAAAGCCAAGGCTAAAGTGCTTAAGGAGTGTAGGGAAGTTGAATTTGCTTGGTACGAGGCCACCTGGATGAGTTATGATTTCATACTTGAAAAATGGTACTGCTGGCAAGGAGATGAGTGATGATAATATTTGGCACTATGTGTTTCCTTGTGGGCCTGGTCTTCGGCGGTGCCACTGTGCTGTTCGTGGTTGTGGTTAAAGCAATAGATAGGGAGATCTGCTAATGATTAGTCCAACAGGGAAAACAACGGTAAGAGTAGACTCAATGGGGTCCGGGCATTATGGCGCTAAGAGGGGCGGCAGAGTTCATACAGGGACGGATTATCTCTGTGATCCGGGTCAAGAGGTGATCGCCCCAATATCTGGCAAGGTCATCAGGAAAACAAAGCCTTATACGGGTGAGTCTTTTTCCGGGCTGGTGATCAAAGGCAGTGATGTCACGGTCAAGATGTACTATTTCAAGCCAACTGCCAGGCCCGGTGATGAGGTGCTCCAGGGCGAGGTGATTGGTATTGCCCAGGATGTGAGGAAAAAACACGGGGATAGGATGAAGCCGCATGTGCATCTGGAGATAACGAGTATGAACGCTGATCTGTTTATTAACCGGATCGGGTGAGGGGGCGGGATGGCAAGCGGACGGTATTGGGAAACCATTCGGGATATGCATAAATTTCTTGGCTTGATACATCAGGACAAAAAGAGGAGGGCAGCAGGCATGAGTAAGGCCAAAGAGCTTTTGAAGAAGTACGGATATAATTTTGACGAAATCCGGGATCCTCGGCTGCTGGTGCTCAAAGGGCTGGAGTGTGTGTTGAAAGAGATGGAGAGAGGGGGAGGCTGGACCCCGGCGGCCTGTGGGTTAACATTGGAAAGTGAAAGAGCGGAGGACGACGGGTTTGTGTATTTGTCGGTTAAGTCAAGACTAAAGCTTGAACCATGCCCGTTTTGTGGGTCTGAAGAAATAGTTATTCTTAGTATAACACCGGTGGCTTATCAGTACGGCTGTATTGACTGCGGGGCAATCGCCCAGAGCGGTTCGACCAGGACAGAAGCCCGGAACCTTTGGAATCAACGGAGGGGTGAGTGATGTGCCGTGGCTGTGACATGATCCAAAAGAATGGGGCCAATATGATGCGCGAGTATCTGGATTGGCTGGATGGCTATCATAAAATCCTTAAAGAGATGAAGGATCTCCATGGAAAGATCTTGGATTTTGAGGATTGGATGAAGCACCGGGACCAGAAAAAAGTCATCTCAAGATTTCGGCGCAGACTTATCGGTTTAAGGAAGGGATATGCCAAGGCGGATTTGATTTTAAACCAGATAGAGGAGATCTGACATGCTTTGCACTGAATGCGGTTGTGAGATGAACAGGGTGCTCAAGACATACAGGAAGGTCAACGGGTCAGGAGAAGATGTCATCGAGCGGGTGCGCCAGTGTCAAGGCTGCGGGTTCCCATGGGTGACTGAGGAGAAGGTGAGGGAGAATGGGGTTAACAAGGGAGGTGATGCCATGATTTGACGCAAAGTCTACGGACTATAAACTTAAATCAGTATATTGCGAATACTTAGTGCTTAGGAGCTTAGGTTTGATGACTTAAGCTCCTTTTTTATTTCAACTATTTTTTGCATATAGCTATATAACGCTATGTGGCTGGACTTTGCTCCCAGATATGAGCTAATAAAGACAATTTGTTCTCTTAATCTGGGAGAAAACGATTGAGCGGGAGAGAAGAAAAATGTGAGGCCAACCTTAAAGAGCTTAGGTCTAAGCTCACACCTAACCAGCGCATGTTTGCTGATGAGTATCTCATTGATCGCAATGGGACTCAGTCCTACCTGAAAGCCTACCCCAATGTAAAGAAAGAAGCAGCCGCCAGAACCAACGCCTCTAAGCTACTAACAAACGCTAACGTTGCGGCCTATGTCGAGGCCCATCTTGAAGAGATAAGCAAAAAAGCAGCCATGACTGTTGAGCAGATCCTGATCGAGGAGAGCCGGATTGCCAGCTCAGATATCAGGAAGTTATTTGACGGCGAGTTTGTTTTGATCTCACCCGGAGAGCTTGATGAGGATACGGCCAGGGCTATCGCAGGGGTTGAGATCAGGGAACAGGATATCTTCAACGATGACGGTGAGGTCATTCAGACCATCACTACTTATAAATATAAATTTTGGGACAAGGGCCAGGCGCTGAACAGGCTTGAGAAGATCCATGGTCTGCATCAGCCGAAAGACGCTGGCCTTGAAGCCGGGCTTGAGAAGCTGGGTGATAGGTTGGCAGCAGCTATTGAGAGGGTGAAGAAATGAAACCATCAGGGGATTGTAAATTGCCAAAGGGCGGGTGTTGAAAATGACTCAGGTAATTATATTCGGCATGCTTTTATGCGTGCTCTACATTATTGGAGAGAGTTAAGCGATGAGCGTAGCGGTTGACCATGAAATAGAACTCCAGGAACGAATGGGAGAATTCGTTAACGATCCGTATGGATTCGTTATGTTCGCATACCCCTGGGGAGAGAAAGGCACACCGCTTGAGCACGAGGATGGCCCGGATAAATGGCAGGAGAAAGTTTTAAAAGATATCGGCCACGGCCTTGAGCACGGCTGGATCGAGAATAGCGGCAAGCGCATTGACTGTACCACCGGTATCAGAATCGCAGCTAAGTCCGGGCATGGTATCGGCAAATCCTGTCTTATGGCATGGCTGGATCACTGGTTTATCTCCACTCGTCCAAATCCCGCAATGGTCACCACAGCCAACACTAAAGAGCAGCTCACATCTAAAACATGGAGAGAGCAGGCCAAGTGGCACAATCACCTGATCAATAAGCACTGGTTCAAGTGGACAGCCACCAGGTTTATCTGCCTGGCTGACCCGGCCACATGGTTCTCTTCAGCCATCCCACAATCAGAGAACAACTCGGAGGCCTTTGCTGGCACCCATGAGAAGTACGTCATGATCAAATATGACGAGGCCAGCGCGGTCCCGGATATCATCTGGGAGGTTACTGAGGGGGCTATGACTGACTCTGGTGGAGTTAAGATCTGGATTACTTTTGGCAACCCGACTCAGCCCACCGGGCGCTTTGCTGAGTGCTGGGGAAAATTCCGTGATATGTGGGTGACATATGAGATCGATTCCCGTGACAGTAAAAGGACAGACAAGAAGCTCATCCAGAAATGGATTGATGCTTATGGCGAAGACTCAGACTTTGTCCGGGTCAGGGTAAAGGGGCAGACACCACGAGCTGGTATCATGCAGTTTATTCCCACCGACATTGTCGAGGCTGCCATGGGCAAAAAGTTCCATGTCTCAGCCTGGCTTGACCGGGCCAAGGTTCTGGGCGTTGACTGCGCCAGGTTCGGGGATGACCAGTTTGTTTTGACTAAGCGCCAGGGACCTGTGGCCTATGGCATTAAGAAGTTCAGAGGCCTGAATACTCAGACACTGGCCGGTATCGTTGCCGAGGAGATCAATGCCTGGGAGCCGGACCAGGTCTTTATTGATATGGGGAACATCGGTGCTGCCGTCTATGACCTGCTGGTTGATTGGGGATACAAGGACATCGTGACCGGTGTGTGGTTCGGATCCAATGCAGATGACGACAAGCTTTATTTCAACAAGAGAGTTGAGATGTACGGCAAGGCCAGGGATTGGCTGGAGGACGGCGGAGCGATTCCGGATGATCCTGAGCTGAGGGATGACTTGACCGCAGTTCAATATGGGTTCACATCCCGTGAGCAATTCCAGCTTGAAAAGAAAGAGGACATGAAAAAGCGTGGGCTGGCTTCCCCAGACTGCGGCGATTCTTTTGTGCTCACATTCGCATACCCGGTGGTTAAACGGACCAAGTACAGCCGTAACCAGGGTAGGGCTAAGACTGACTACGATATGTTCAATTCTGAAAAGCGCCAGCCTGACAAGGCCAGGGCTAAAACAAAGTACGATATGTTCGGGAGAAGGTGATGATCTGTTTTCTCAACAAGAAACCACCCGGCCTCACTCAGATTGATCATCACGAATGTGATCTTTGGATTGAGGGTAAAGATGATATCGGCGCTTATGCTTACGCCGGGCTGATCCTTGTGGGTAAAGAGTGTGTCTTCCATCTGGAGGTCACCAGATTCTCAGGGGTTATTCTGACAGATCTCAAAAAGGATTTTGAAGATATTAAGGGATATCTCAGGAGCCGGAGAATTGAGCATGTCATCGCATCCAACTGGACAGATGATACAAGCCGCTGGACCAAGTTCATCGCATACTTTGGCTTTGAGCCGCCTGAGCGGCACTTTATAAAAGAAATGAACAGGCACTGCCTGGCAAGCAAGTTGAGAATAGGAGGAAAGTGACATGGGTATTGTGAAAAAAGGCCTGAAGGCCATTGGACTAATTCAAGACCCCCCGAAGGTCGCACCGCCCCCAGATCCGAATGCCGAGCGAGTAAAGGCAGAAGAGGAGCGCAGGAAGAAAGCCACCGAAAGGCGGCGTAAGTTGTCTCAGGAGGGACACCAGAGCACTTTCAACACCAGCGCTTTTGGCCTCCAGAGTGATGCGAATGTAAAGAAACGAACTTTGCTGGGTGGCTAATATGCTGACTGATAATCAAAAATTAATGCAGCGGTGGAATCAGCTCGACACAGAATTCCAGCCGTGGCTTACGTTCTTCAAGGATGTACGGACAAACATCTGGCCGACCGGCGGCAACTGGCTGGAGGAAGAGCCGAATGCCAAGGCCAAGGTTCATGATGGGATGCTGTCGGATGCCGGTGAGTATGCCAACAAGGTTTGTGCTGCCGGTTATATGTCCGGGCTTTGCTCTCCTTCCAGGAAGTGGTTCAGGCTGAGTTTGGCCGACAAAGATCTGGCCGAGCATCCGCCTGTTAAGCAATGGCTCAAGTATGTGGAAGATGTGATGTACGCCATTTACTACAGGTCAAACTGGTATCTTGCGGCCCATACGGGGTTTGAAGAGCAGGGGCCTTTTGGCACTGAAGTCATGCTGATGGAAGAGCACCCGACTGAGATTGTCCGGTTTCATCCGTTTACTGTTGGTGAGTACCGGATTGGCACAGGTTGGGACAGGAAAGTCAACAGGCTGTACCGTCGCTTCTGGATGACGGCTGATCAAATGATTGGTCAGTTTGGCAAAGATAAGGTCAGCACAAAAGTTAAGTCGATTCACGATACCAAGCCGTTCTCCTGGTTCAAGGTGCTTCACATTATAGAGCCAAGGGAAGACAGGGACCACACAAAGATCGATGCGCTGAACATGCCTTACAAGTCTGTCTGGATCGAGCCTGAAGAGTTGCATAAGCAGCTCAGGGTAAGCGGCTATAAGGATTTCCGGGCTATTGCTGCCAGATGGGCCACAAGAGGTCAGACTCCGTATGGATTCGGCCCCGGCCATGCAGCTCTCGGCAGGACTCAGATGGTTCAGGAGATGGAGAAGAGCGGCATTAAAGGCCTGCACCAACTGGTTGAGCCTTCCATGGTGGTCAATTCATCTTTTAAGGGAGTTCTGGATCTCACGCCTGGCGCAGTTAACGAGGGTGACACAAAAGAAAAGGCAGTGACCAGGGCCTTTGATATCAATTTGCCCCTGGATGCGCTTGAGATGAGGATTGAGAAAACAGAGAGCCGGATCGAGAGAGCTTTCTTTAATGACCTGTTCCTGATGATCACGAATGCCACCACTAACAACAACGTCAAGCTTGCAACTCAAGTCCTGGAAATGAAGGAAGAAAAGATGCTCATGCTCGGCCCAAGCGTAGAACGCCAGATCAAAGAGAAACTGGAGCCTTCCATTGATTTCGTATTTGAGGCCGGGATGGACAGAGGTCTGTTCCCACCCATTCCTGAAGAGCTGGAAGAGATGGATCTTGAAGTTGAGTTCGTCAGCGTTCTCGCCCAGGCCCAGAAGCTTCAGACCGCTCAGGGCTTAAGGGCTTACAGGGAAGAGGTGGAGAGGATCGCTACTATTGATCCTAAGTCCACGGTCAAGACAGATCTGCTTGAATATCTGGAAGAGTATGGCGGTGTTATTGGGGTTCCACCCAAGATCATCAGGCCGCAGAAAGATGTCGAGCAGCAACTGGCCGCAATCGCCCAGGCAGAGAAACAGGCCCAGATGGCGGAGCAGATGGCAGCAACCGCTGGAGTGGCAAAAGATCTCGGATCCGCCAACACAAATGAGGGAACCGCACTTGGGGATCTCAAAGAGACTATGGGGGTTTAAATGACTGACAAGTATGATGACTTAATCATGCCTGAGCTTTACCAGAAGGTATTTTTCGGCAACTCCACCCCGCAGGAGGGAGCGCTTGTCTTTTTGGATCTGTTTAACTTTTCAGAAACTATCCGGCCCGTGACCGAAACCAATGCTGGTGTTTACAAGCACCTGGGCAAAAGGGAAGTGGGTCTGAGAATATTACAGTTTACCCAATTTACTGAGGACAATGGCAACCTCGGTTTTAATGGTTTGATCAAGCTGCATGAGTCTGTCGACTCGGCAGCACTACTTAAAGAAGCCTTGGTTCATAAATATGAGCAGAGGCAAAAACAATTAACCAAGGAGAAAAAAGATGAGTGATGGAAACGGCAACGGCCAGGGTGACACCGGCGCTGATGGCGGAGAAAGCACCTCTTTCGTCGATGGGTTTGCGAGCGAAGAGCTGAAGGGCAATGAGACTTTTAAGTCTTTTGAAAACCTGGATGCATTCGGTCAGAGCCACATCGATTTGACAAAGGCGCATGATGAACTGAAATCAGAACACGACGAGCTTAAAGGATCTTTGCCGGTCGTACCGGAAAGCGTTGATGACTACAAAGTCGAGCTGCCGGAAGACCTGCCGGTTGATGAGGCCGAGATGGGAGCATTCAAAGAGTTTGCTTTTGAAAACAAATTCACGGCTGACCAGTATTCCAAGCTGGTGCTGCTTGATGCAGCCCGACAGCAGGCACAGATCAAAGAGATTAACGATGCCAAGGATGCGGCGCTGGATGCGATTAAGACTGAGCACGGCGACAATTATGAAGCCGAGCTACAGAAGGTCCAGAAGATCCTAAACGTCGCTTTTGAGGGCGACGACGCATTCAAGGATGCGAAGATAGAAGAGTATCCGCATCTGTTCAAAGGCTTATCTCGTCTGGGTAAACTGATTTCGGAAGATTCATTGCAAGCCGGAGGTAATAATAACGCTGGGCAGGAGGGGGAAGAAGACCCCGCGAAAAAACTGTTCGGCGATATGAAAGGCCTCCCCAAAACATAGAGTTATTCTGTTAACACAGGAGGAAAAATAAATGGCAACTCTTGCGACGAGAAACCTAACACTGGCAGACGTATCCCGCAGAAAAGATCCTGACGGAAAAATTGCAACTATCGCTGAACTGTTAAATGAAACCAATGAGTGTCTTGATGACATGGTGTTCAAAGAGTGTAATGACGGCACCACAAACAAAGGCACTGTGAGAACCGGCATCCCCTCAGGAACCTGGAGGCGGCTGTACGGTGGCGTTCTGTCCACCAAATCAAGCACCCGTCAGGTTGTTGATACCTGCGGAATGCTGGAAGCCCTGCCGAAAATCGATTGCGATGTAATCGATAAATCCGGTGACCCTGCGACCGCTCTTCTTTCTGAGCACACTCCGCACCTTGAAGGCTTGAACCAGCAGATCGCAACGACCATGTTTTATGGCGACACTGCTACATATCCGGACAGGTTTATGGGCCTGGCTCCAAGGTACACCCTGTACGAAAAAGCCACCCTGGATAAAACCATCTCCGCCCATAATGTTCTGAACGGCGGGGGTTCCGGCTCTGATAACTGCTCCGTGTGGTTAATCACCTGGGGCGATCAGACTTGTCATATGCTGTATCCGAAAGGTTCTGTTGCTGGTCTTCAGACCGAGAATCTCGGAAAGCAGCTTACCGCCGCTGATGACAGCTCTGGCGACTTTCTGGCTTATGTGACCCATTACAAATGGGATATCGGTATGTGCGTAAAGGATTGGCGCTCTGTTGGTCGTATCTGCAATATCGATTATTCCAACCTTGTTGGCGAGTCATCTGCCGCAGATCTGATCAAGCTCATGATTAAACTGAGTGAGCGTGTCCGTGGCAACGGCAGGAAAGCCTGGTACATGCCTGAAGGCGTTCGCACCATGCTTAGAATCCAGATGCTGAACCATACAAACACCAACCTGACCTTTGAGACTGTTGAAGGTAAAAAGGTCATGATGTTTGACGGCATCCCGATCCGGGTAAGTGACAAAATGCTGACTTCTGAAGCCGCACTGTCACAGGCTACTTAATAGGCAATTGATTAACTAATAACCTGATCAAAGGAGAAATATCATGGGTATTCTTGACCGACTTAACACATTTGCCAATGCGGCGGCTCTTTCTACAGCGGCTCCTGCCACCGCGCAATTTGGCGACATCATCGATCTGAACGCCGCTGGCGACGCTTACGGCAGGGAAATGTATCTGATTATTCAGATATCCACCGCCGTGACCTCAGCAGGCGCAGCCACTGTCTTGTTTAAGCTTGAGACAGATAATGACGAGGCTTTTGGTTCTGCCAACGAGCTTCATGCGACCTCTGCCATTGGCAAGGCCACCCTTGTGGCCGGGTATCAAGTGCTGGCTATTCGTATACCGGCTGGCTGTGAGCGATACTTAAGGATTACGCAGACCATCGGCACCGCTGCTCTTACCGCAGGCGCTGCTCATGTGTACCTGGCTCATGCGCCGCAGGCGAACGATTTTACCAGCTAATCTTTAATCCATAATTAAACGGGCGGGGGTTCCGGCTCCCGTCCTTTTTCAAAGGAGGCAAAATGTTTACTGCAATTTGTGAGGAGGTCTGCACCACACCTGAGCATGGATATGTTGAGGAGGGGCAGAGGGTGGAGTTCAGCGATATCGACGAATGGGACCCTGAGAAATATCCCCATTTGAAACGATTTAAAAAAACCGGGGGCAAGGGGGTTCAGATGGAAATCGAACCGCCTGAGCAGTCTACAGGCTCTTCTGAGCCGGAAGAAACACTGGAGCCTGAGACTGATGAGGACCCTGTCGTTGCGGCTCTGGGTAAAAGAGTTCATGCCATGGGACCTGACGAGCTGGACAAGACCAAGTCAAGCGACATCGGCAAGGCCTATGGTATTTCTTATAAGGGCAGAAAGAAAGACGATGTCGTTGCTGATGCCCTGAAGATAGACACCCACGGCGAGGCATAAAAAATGGCAAGTCAAGTTGAAATAGCAAATTTGGCACTGAGCAGCCTTGGGGCCAGCGAGATCTCAAGTCTTACGGAGGCCACAAAAGAGGCTGAATATGTGAGCACCTTCTGGGACCAGGCCCTCAGAGAAGTTCTCCAGGATCATACATGGGACTTTGCAAAGAAGTGGGCCTCTCTCGCTGAAGACAGCAGCTACACAATGGTGGATGATGAATGGGATTATGCCTATCAGATACCGACGGATTTTATCCGACCGGTCAGAGATGACGAGGGTAATAATTGGGAGCGCAGGGGAGAGCACATCCTGACAAATGCCTCGCCGTTCAATATGGAGTACATCCAAGACATGAACGACGAAAGCAAATATCCGACATACTTTATCGTTGCGCTTTATTCCAGGCTCAGAGCCTTTTTGTCGATCCCTCTTAAAAAGAAAGGCACTATGGTATCCGGGAACAAATACACCTGGTACGAGGTCTATGAGCTGATCGACTTGCCAAGAGCGAGAATAAAAGAGGCACCGGAGTCCAATAAAACCGCAGAGAGTAAGGTAAAACATACGAAAGACACCGACTCTTGGGTGGTGGCAGGGAGTTGATATGGATTTTGCCCAGGTATCTTTTAATGTTGGCGTGGTTTCCCCGGAGGTAAAGGCCAGGATCGATCTTGACGGCAAGTACCCGTATGCGCTGAAGGAGCTTAAGAACTTCATCCCCCTCGCCCATGGACCGGTTACACGCCGGATGGGCCTTGAATTCATTGCTGAGGCGAAGAACCACGATAAAGAGTGCAGGCTCGTTCCATTTGAATTCAATACTGAGCAGGCCTACATCCTTGAGTACGGGGATCTTTATATCCGGTTTTTTAAGGATGGCGGGGTGATTGGTGCTCCTTACGAGGTTGTAACCACTTACACAGAGGCGCTTTTGCAGGGCCTGGACTTTGCCCAGCTCAATGACACGCAGTATATTGCCTGCTCATCCAAGCTGCCCAGAACTCTCGTCAGATCTGATCATGCCTCATGGGCCATCTCTGATATCACCCACGAAACAGGCCCGTTTATTGCCCAAAATTCTACATCTACCACTCTCGCTCCGAGTGCCACTACAGGGGGCATTACCATTACAGCGTCGGCAGTGACGGGGATTAATAATGACCAGGGCTTTATATCCACAGATGTCGGCAGGCTCGTCGCTATTGAAAATGGAGCGCCGCTTGAGTGGGGCATCGCACGGATTACAAGTATTACCAGCACTACGGTAGTGAATGCCACCGTAGTCGATGATTTTGGGGCTACCACAGCGATGCCCACCTGGAAGCTGGGAGCCTGGTCTGACACCACGGGATTTCCGAAGACAGTCACATTTGATAATGACCGGCTCTGCTGGGCTTATCTCCAGACCCTCTGGTTGAGCAAGGTTGGCCTTTATGCGGATCACGGTGTTTCTGAGCCGCTGGTTGATGACGATGCCCTGGCGCTGACGATCAACACGGCCAAGGCGAACACCATCCAGTGGATTGAGAGTGCTCAGAAGTTTGCAATCGGGACAACCGGTGCCGAATGGTGGCTGACAAGTGCATCCGGTGAAGGGCCTATCACGGCGACTTCCAAATACAGATCTCTTGGCTCATCTCATGGCTGCGAAGATGTGGCACCAGTGTCGGTGGGAGACACCATTCTCTTTACCAAGAGGCATGGTCATGCCCTCCAGGAGCTTGAATATACCTATGAATCAAACTCGTTCAGGGGAGAGGAGGCCTCTCTGCTGATCAGCCAGCTCCTGCGTGATGAAAAGATTTTACAGATGGATTTCCAGGAAGTTCCCCATAGGGTTCTTTGGTGTGTAACTGAAAGCGGCAAGCTCTTCAGCCTAACATATTATAAAGAGCACAAGGTTTACGGATGGGCCTGGCATGAGACTGAGGGCCTGTTTGAATCTGTGGCTGTGATCCCAGGCACGCCTGAAGACGAAGTCTGGTTTGTTGTTAAACGCACGGTCAACGGATCGACCAAACGATATATCGAACGCATGGCCGAGAGCTTTAAGCCCGGCAAGCACGACGATACCACAGACGCTTTTTATGTGGATTCCGGTTTGTCCCTGGACAACCGGCAGACAATAGAATCCATCTCCTATGCGAATCCGGGCGTGATCACCGTGACCGGCCATGGATACAGCGATGGTGATTCCATTACAATCCGGGCGCTATATGAGGATGATAAATATGGTGTCGACGGTTATATCGATGATGAGGATAAAAACCTCCATTATGAGCGGTTCACTGTCTATGCCAAGACGGCCAATACCTTCCAGTTAAAAGATGTGAGCGACACGGTAATGGATTTGACGAACCATTATGAGGTTGTGTCTGCCACGGTCGCCGAGAATGTCACGAGCATTTCCGGGCTGAGTCATCTTGAGGGCGAATCAGTTACAGTAATGGCGGATGGATCTGATGCTGAAGGACTTAAAACAGTATCTGGAGGTGCTATAACCCTGACAGCTTCGGCAAGCGTGATCCATGTAGGTCTTGGGTATACGTCGGATCTTGAAACGCTGCCACAGATTGTGCCTCTTAATTCAGGCGTAAGCATGGGCCAGGTAAATCAGATCAAGAATCTTATACTGATGCTCGACGAAAGCCTTGGATTTAACTATGGCCCGGCATTTAACGATCTTAAGGAGTATGACCTGACCACTGATGCCGTTCCTTTGGGCAGGCCAGCCCAGCTCTTCCATGGTTTCACAGATGAGATTTCTTTTGGGGGGCCTGATGACAGAGCGCCGACAGTGTGTATAAGGCAGGGTCAGCCGCTGCCTCTTAAAATTTTAGCAATACTTACAGATGTTGAGGTGTAATTATGGGAGTCGGGACAGCTTTATTAATTGCCGGTGGAGTTATGGGTGGGGTCAGCGGTATTGCCGCTGGCATTAATGCCGAGCAGAACGCTGAGTTTAACGCTACCATGTCTGAGTACGAAGGCAAGTACGCCAGGCAGAAGGCCAAGCTTGATGAGGATTTGCTGAGAGATGATGAGGCCAGGACGATTGGATCTGCCAGAGCAATTGCAGGATCAACCGGCTTTGTCACTGACTCTGGCAGCAACCTTGATGCCGCAGAGGATATCATGCGGAGCTTTGCCATTGACGCTTCTATTATTCGGTCTGGAGGCAAGATGGAAGAATGGAGCGCAAAAAGTCAGGCTGGGCTGTACCAAAGCCAGGGCAAACAGGCCAAGAGAGCCGGATATGTGAACGCTTTTTCCGATATGCTGATGACCGGCTCAAGGGTGGCAGGGGGTTTTAAGAAACCGAAGACCAGCGGCCTTTTAAGCTCAAAATATAGATGGGGGAGGTACGCATAATGGCTCTTAGGATACCAGTAAAAACCCCACAGGAAAGATTGCCAGGATCTCTTGGAGCACCGAGGGTTGGCCCGAATGCAGGCAGTGAGGTGGCTGAGGCTTTTGGTAGGGCTGGAAGAATGATGGCGCAGCGTGGCCTTGAAATGCAGACAGAACGCAATGAGGCCAAGGCCAGAAGCGTTTTTAATGCCTTCAGGTCTACGGCCAGGGACAAATACAACGCCCAGCTCCAGCGCAGGGGCGGCGATGCCACCGGGGTCATGGATGAGTATGGGACCTGGTATAACGAGGAGGCTGCTAAGATTGGAGGTGAGCTTGAGAATCAGGAACAGCAATCCATGTTCGAGCGCCTTTACACGCCGCACAGAGAGCAGGATCTTGATTCCCTTTCCAGGCATGAGTCCATCCAACACGACAAATTTAAAAAGAGTAACCTTGAAGGCACTTTGGATCGGCTTCAGTCTGATGTTCGTATGGACCCGTATAGTATTGGTCGCATGAAGCTGGCAGATGCTGAGATCGAGGCGACTTACAAGACAACTTACCCCGGCATGGACAACTCTGCCGACATCGCCAAGGCTAAGGCAGCCAATAGGGTCGCAGCCATTCAAGAGATGCTGGATCCGGACGTTGGAAATCCGGGTATGGCAAAGCACATGCTCAAAGAATGGAAAGATGAGCTGGGTGGGGCATATCATAAATTAAAAGCCAAGGTCGACAAGGCCAATATCAAGGTACAGGGCCAGGCCATGGCTGATCAAATCATGGGGAAGCATGACAGTTATCAAGACCAACTTAAGGCAGCCAGGAAGGTTAAAAACGCCGATGTACGGGATGACACGGTCAAAAGGGTCAAGGCGAGGTATGAGGAAGCGCAGGAAATAGAGAAAGAGCAGACCGAGCAGCGCCGGGATCTGAAGACAAAACAGGTTATGGAAATCTGGCGGAGCAAGGGCAACCGGGAGAAAGCCCTGGATCTTATCGAGAATGAGGATGACCGCAAAGCCATCGGGCCTCTGGTCAAGTCCCTGTACGGCGAAAAGCAGCAAACCGATTATTTTGTTTACACCACGGCCCAGGACAAGATCGATCAGGCTGTTGAGGATGATAAGCCACTGACAGATGAAAGTATTATCCGGGAGTTCGGCCCATCTGTTAAGCCTACGCACCTTGAGAGCCTTTTAAAATACAATAAGAGTTCTCAGAAACAGAAAGTCAAACAATCGATTACAGCTCAAAAAAACCGGATAAAGGAGATGTATAATCGTGGAGACTTTGGAAAAACAACCGGCAAGAGAAAAGGCAAGGCAGCTCGTATCAAAGCTGACATCCTTGTTGGCCTTAACGAGTGGATTGAGGATAATCCCGGCAAAGATCCGGCTGAGTATGTCAGCAGCAAGCTCGATCTTATCGCTGCTGAAGAGATGGCGAAAGAACTGAGTGTATTCTGGGAGAACCTTGTTCCAGGAGAGCAGGAGGATCAGCGGCTTAAAGCCATTGCATCCGGTGACCGGGATCTGGATCTGGCCGCAGAGCTGATCAAGTCCAAGGGCTACAACCCGGAAGATTTTTCCCCAGAGGAACTGGAACAGGTCGCGAACACCACTGAATTTAACAAATATAAGACGGAGCTTTTAAGCAAGTAATGCCTTCTTTAAGTGAAATATTGGAGAACAAAAAACCCGTGGAGAACTCCCCAGTAACTCCACCCCAGCCCGGTTCCATTGCCTCCCCTGGTGAAAGCCAGGGGGAGCCGGGCAACCTTTCAACCATTCTGGAGGGCAAGCCCAAGCAGCAGGAGCGCCTTGGAGGCATCGACACCGGGGAGAGGCTGGAGCAGGGTGGGGAGCCTTCGATCACATCCAGATTCATGAATCTTTTTAAAGATCCTGAGAAAGAGGCAGCCAGTGCAGTCCAGGCCATTGTGGATGCTGACATGCAGAATGCTGGCCGGAAGCCCGAAGAGGGACTGATCACTCCCTCCCAGGCTATGAGGCTCCGTAAGCACATCGACAAGGGTGTTAAACTCGACCCAGCCAGGGCAAAGCTCAGAGCCAAGGGGATGGATCTTCTTAAGCAGAACCTGTCCAAGGGCTATGCCCAGGTCAATCTCGGCCTGTGGGGAGCACAAGCTCTTGCTGGCGACAATTCTGAAGAGACTTGGGATGCTATCAGGAGAACTCAGGCAGAAATGCCCAGGCCCGAAGAAATCGCCTATTCAGAGAATTTTGCCCAGGAGTTTGGAGCTTCTGCTGCCGAGATGTTCCCATTCCTTGCTGAGTCCACCAGGCGTGGCGCTTGGAGAGGCCTTCTGCTTGCTGGTGGAACCGGCCTGCTTGGGGCTGCCACAGGTACGGCAGAGTTCACCTACCCTTTAATCCCTGCCATGTACGCAGTCGGACAGACATCTAAATCCCTGGAGTTTGTCGGCAAGGTCGAAGGCGGCCTGGCCTACATCGATCTCCTTGATTATGAAGACCCGGATACAGGTGAGAAAGTCAACCCGGAGGTAGCGCGAGCTGCAGCATATGGTGTCGGGGCTATCAATGGCCTGATCGAATTTGCCCAGCTCAAGACACTGCTCAACACATTCCCTGGCGGCAAGAAGCTGCTTCAGGGCCTGATCAATGAAACAGTCACCGATGTGGTTAAGTCCAGGGCGCTGCATAATATCGTGGCCCGGACCACCACTCAGTACGGCACCACTATCGCAAAAGAGACAGCCCAAGAGATTTCTCAGGAATCAGTAAATGTCGTGGCGGAAGTCTTTTCCAGAAAGCTGACCAACCATCTTGATGGTACAGACCTGTCAGGCCCGGAGAAAGAGGAAATCATTTCCCGGTTGATGGAGGTTGCCAAGACCTCAGCCCAGGCATTCACTGTCATGGCTCTGCCCGGATCCGCACTGACCGGCGGCACTCAGTATTATGAAGGCCGCCAGCTCACCAGGGAGCAGCAGGCCCGGCAGGAAAGAGCGCAAAAGATTTTTAAGGCCACGGCTTTTGAGAGGCTCAAGGAGGTTCAGGAACAGACGACCCTGGAAGAGCGACAGATCAATGTCACGCCGGAAGAAGTCCAGCAGTTCATTGAGAATCCGGAAGAGTCCACAATCGACGAAGCCGTCCTCGATGAGATCATCGCCGAAGGTCAGGAGTTGGATATCGATGCCCTGATTAATGAGCAGCGTCCGGATCTGGTAGGCGCTACCGAAAAGGGTAGCATCGAAGAAGGTGATGCCCCGACTCATATCGATCTGAGTGGTGAGTGGTTGGCCGTAGAAGGCGCACCTGGCGAACAAAAGGCCTTAGTTCCAATAAATGAGACTGATAAAACCGGCGATAAGTCCACACAGTACACAATTCGAAAGGATCGAGAAGGTGGGTATCGCCTTGGTCGGAGAATAGAGTATGACGACGGAGAGGTTTTTGAGGATTGGTACTCTGTCAATGTCAAGGACGAGTTCGATGAGACATGGCTTAGCAAGAATTCTTCAAGAGGCCCCGCTTTTGTCCCGGTTACTTTTAAGTCTGAGGAAGAGATTGCAGCGTTTATAGCTGAAGCTCATGGGCTGGCTGAGGAGGATGCTCCGGCGCAGATTGGTTCTGTGGCAACCAGTGAAGAGGATGCACCAGGAGGTTTTGAGGCATGGAGCAAAGGCCATGATGTTGTCGAAGGCTATGACATCATCATGGCCGACCCGAACAAGGGCCATGTGTTCAAGGTTTATCACGGCACAACCAATGAATTTAGTATTTTTGACCCCACAGTCAAAGGCAATAAGGAGGGTCAGTTTGGAGCGGTTAATTATTTTACCTCCGACCAGGGCGATGCCGACATAAATTATGCTGGTGAGGGGCCGGACCTGACCCTGCGAATCGACATGCTCGCAGAGCGTCTTGAGGGCATGGACGCAGAGGATATAGCCGACGAACTCGGCATTGATATTGATGAGGCAGAAGCAGCGCTTCAGAGTGATGAAGCCTTGAGACAGATCGCCACAGAGAGACTGTCCGGTGACACCCCCCAGACCATGGAGCTTTTTATTCGACTTGATAACCCTGTTTTTATAGGCGGCCCGAAGGAGACATGGATTGACAATGACGTAATCGAGCAATACCGAGAAGATGCAACAGATGAGGTGCTTGAAGAGAATGGCGCTGACAAGTCTCAAACAGAAGAGTTTGAAGATGAAATACGAGAGCGCATGGAAGATTATGCGATTAATGACGAACCTCCTATTTTTGAAGCAATACAAAATGCGATACAGGGTTTTGATACTGATGTAGATGCGGTCAAATTATATGGAGAGCTGGAGATATACGATTATGAGATTTCGGCTACAGATCTTGAAAACCGATTAAGAGACAGTGATTCATTGACTTATGCCGACGATTATGAGTCAGGGGAAAATGTCGGAAGCCATATCATAGGCCAAGTTTTTAAAAATCTTGGCTACGATGGCATTGTTCTGCAGAACGCAGACCAGCGTTTTGCTAACATGGATATGGGCGCTCAGACCGCTCATGTCCATGTGTTTGAAGAAACCCCGTCAAATATTAAATCGGCTGCAGATAATTCTGGGGAGTTTGATCCAAACAACCCAGACATTTACGCCCAGGTAGGAAAAACCAACCAATCCCTCCCGGAATTCACCCCGGACAGCATTAACCATGTCAACCTGAGAGAGGCCACGCAGTCCGGGCTGATCAGTGAGGATGAGGCCGCTGTTATCGATGGCGTGATGCAGATCTTCCCGGAGAGCTGGCAGGAGTATTTCGAACCCAGATTCTCTGATCAACAGTTTGCCCCGACCGGCGCACAGTTAAAAGCACACGGCATCCCCGCATCACAGGCCGGTGATAAAATCATCGAGGGCGTTCTGCTCACCGAGAAGGCCGGTGATCTGAAAGAGCAGGCCCGGCATCTGGCAGTGATGTTCAACGGCTCCAATATTGACACCTTCCTGCATGAGTTCGGCGAGTTTGCCCATAAGCGACTGCTTGGCCCGATTCAGAGTGCTGACATGAAGATTGTCAGCCGGGAGTACAAAAAAGCCCAAGCCAAATTCAAAAAGAAAAAGGGGAACGCTCGCAAGGCCTTCATGGCAAAGAACGAATGGTTCGCTGATGGCTTCAGAGATTGGTGGTTGCGCCAGCTTAACGGCGAGAGTGATATCGTTTCTAAGGATCTGCAAGGTGTGTTCAGGAAAGTGCTGGCAGCAATCAAGGAGATCTGGCGCAGGCTGAAGTCCCTTGGGAAAAAACACCCGCTCGATGACTTGTTCAGCGACATCATTACAAACGGCAGGGATCTTCAGGAAAAATACTACTATTCATCCAAGGAGATGGTTCTCAGATACATAGTCGGTCAGGATGCCACCACTCAGGATTTGAAAAAACAGGGGTTCGCCGCAAATGGCAAAACCCTCATGTCTTGGGATCCCGGCACAATATGCCCGAAAAAGCGGAATCTGCTTGAGTATGTTGCTAAATACCTGACTGATGGTGAGCTGGGGGATATCCGGGATATCGATGCTCAGAACGAAATCTGGGATGAATTGTTGAACCCGGACTTCTGGATCCGCATTTATGACCAGGCCGTCAAGGATGGGGTCGATGTGCCGTGCTCCTATTGCTATGTGGAGCAGACCCGGAAGGTGGCTGTCCATGAATTCAATAAAGGCAAGAGCATAAGCGATGTCATCGCCGTAAAGGCTAAACCGGTCTATGAAACCACGCCTTACAGGGATGCCATTTTGAAGTGGAGCCAAGAAAAGATCGATGACCTGAACAAGAGTGGCGGCCTGCGGCTGTTCGCCTTTTCTGACTATGTCAGGGATTGGCACAAGGATAATGTGGCGCTCCTGCTGAAACATGCAAAGCAGAGGGGCTTGTCTATAAAAGCTATCACAAAAAACCCTGAGTTTGTAGAGGATTTTGCTGGCCGGGGCATTACCATAAATGTCAGCATCGATGACGGGGTGCTGGGCCAGAATGGCGGGATGCCGTGGGACACTGCGGTGAGGCTCAAGAAAAAATATCCGAATGTCAAGGTCAGGACTGTGGCACTCAATCTGAAGGAATACCAGTATTATGCCACCCTGGATTACAAGGGGATGCTCAACTTCATTGATGTGATCACGCCCTACCATCACAGTGATTACACCAAGCCATTGCCTGCCGGTGCTTCTGATTTTGCCTTCATGGTCAAGGACGGCCAGCTCGTTGGCAGGAATCAGGATAGCAAGGATCTGGTTGCATGGATCGAGGCGAACCCCAGATTCCAAGGAGAGGAAAGAACGTGCTGTCTGGTTGGCGGGAAATGTTTCCATAAAAAACACCAGAAGCAGTGCGCCTCCAACTGTGGCGGCCATGCTGGGAATCTGAGTGTTCCGGCCCAGGTCGGCACCAGAAAAGAAGCCTCTATTTTTAAAGCAATCAAGGATCTTGGCGGGATTAACTTTGAAGGGCATAAGTTTAAAGACCTCCCCAAGGGCATGAGCCTGCTATCTAAGAAGGATGGCATGAAGCTCGACAAGATGGAGGCCAAACTCAGGGAAGAGGGATGGCTGAAGGACGATGAGTCTCTGCTTGATGCGATGAGCGAAGGCCTGGCGAACCGCAGAGAAGACAAGCGTAGGGAGATCAATCTTGATAAGGTCGAGGAGTTGGGTGGCAGAGAGGCCTTGAAAAGAGCTTTAATGGTCGCCGTTCAGGATGCCCGGAAGGCCTACGCAGAGGGCAATACCGAGGGTGTCAAAGAAGGTAAGGCAAAAATCCGGGCGATCATGGCTAAGTCACAGGCTGCTCAGAAACTGAGAAATGAGGCCTCCAAGCTCCGCAATCAGATCTGGAGAGAGCTGAAGGCCACTAAGCTCAAAAAGAAAGATGGCAAGCCGCAGGGCCGGTTCGGTGCCGAGCGGCAGGAGGTGTTGAATTCCCTTAAGGGTATTATGAAGCTCAGGAGAGATGACGCTGCGGAGAGACTTGAAGGCACTCTCATTGCTTACCAGGAAGGTGGAGAGATCCCGCCTCATGAAATTTCCCTCCAGCTTAAGCTCCTTGCCATGAAATCAACGAGTTTGTTCGAAATAGATGCTGAGACACTGGAATCCTGGGGTCGGCTCTTAAACGAAATAAAGCAGTACAAATCCGAGGGCATCCTTGAGCGGGATCTGAAAGCCGCCAACCGATCAAACCTGATGGCGTTTTACCGGCAGGAATTAATCGACATCATGGGCGGGATCCCGGAAGGGATTGAGACTGCCGGAGAAGAGGCCGTCACAGACAAAGCTATCAAGACCCGGATCCGTAATGCCATCTTTGCCGGTGGGGCCAACAACATTGTGACCGGCTGGAAGGATCTGCTGGATATATTGTCTTACAAAGACCAGGGTTCAGCGCCCGGCCAAAGCCTGATCAGTCAATTTGGCGATGTTCTTGATGTAAAGAATGCCGAGAAAGAAGGCAATCTCCAGGCCATGGAGGAGCTGCGGCAGATTATCTTTGAGGTGTTCCAAATCCAGAGTGACCGGCAGATGGTCAAGATGTTTCAGCAGGATTCTGTGGAGCAGAGCCTGGGTACGTTTGAGAACATGAAGGGCGAGGTCGTCGAGCTGAAGATGTCCAGGGCGCAGGCCCGGAAGAGGGCCATGGAGCTGCTGGATCCGACTCTGCATGACACCATTTTTGCTGTTGAGGGCATGGCCTGGTCACAGGCCATGGTCGATGCGCTCCGGGAATTTCTAACCCCGCAGGACGAGGCTTTTATTGCCCGGCAAATGGATTGGTATCGTGAATACTACAATAGGACCAACCAGATCTACTCCGAGATATACGGTGTTAATCTTCCGAAGAACGATAATTATAGCCCCATCTCCAGGGAAGGGGTCAATAAAGACGATGAGTCTGGTCTGGGCGAGTTCTTAAAAGAGATGCCGTTCAGGGCCAGCGCCACTACAGCAGGCGGCCTGAAGAGCAGAACAGCTAACTTATACCCGCTTAAGCTCAGGAATGACATGGAAGTGCTCATGAGTCATGTGGCTGAGATGGAGCACTTTAAGGCCTGGGCATTTAAGGTCCGGGATCTCAATGCTGTTTTCTCAAATCCGAATGTACGCCAGGCGATCAGAATCAATTTCGGTGAAAATATTGATAGGACCATCCAGAATTTTATCCAGGACTTTGCACGAGGCGGCGCAGAGATGGCTACGAGTATCCGAGGTCTTGATAAGATACGGTCGCGGTACACGCAGGCCGTCCTCGCCGTCAAGCCAACTTTATTCTTGAAACAGCTTACATCCTCAGTGGCTTTCGCCGATAGCATCCCGGTGGCTTTCTGGTCAAAAGAATTTATTAAGACCTTATTCAATCTGCGGGAAGCGACCAAAGTACTGATGACCTCCACCATGATGAAGCACAGGTGGGAGAAGGGTGAGATCGAGCGTGATATCAAAACGGCCATGAACTCAGATTCATACGCCAAGTTCAGGACATCCCCAAGCTTTACGAATGCGCTCATGTTCCAGATTAAGCTCGGTGACATCGGCGCGATCATCGGTGGCGGGTATCCGGTATACAAATACTACCGGAGCCAGGGAATGACCCATGAGGAGGCTATAAGACAGTTTGAGAGCATAGCTGAGTCCACTCAGCAGTCCTCAGATCTATCCGAGCAGTCCACCTGGCAGAGGGGCGGATCCTTTGCCAAGCTGTTCACCATGTTCCGGTCCAGCCCGAACCAATACCTCAGAAAAGAGATCGGAGCTATCAGGAACCTTGCTGCTGGCCGGATTTCCAGAAAGCAATTTTTTAAGACCATGGCAATTTACCATTTTATCCTGCCGATGTTTTTTCAGTGGGTTTCCGACCGGTTCACCTGGGATGAGGAAGAGCAGAAGCGAGCCATGATCCTGGGATCTCTGAACGGGTTCTTTATCCTGGGGGACGGCCTCGACTTTCTGATCCGAAAGGCGCTGGACATGCATGCCTTTGATATGGGCATCCCGATCTATCAGATTTTTGAGGATCTGGCAAAAGCTATTGATCTGGTGGACATCGATGAGCTGGATGCAGAAAGCTTTTTAAGGGCTGTCAGGGGTCTGGCCGGTGCCGTTGGTTCAATAATCGGGAAACCATTAAAGCAGGCAGTGGATATTTCTACAGGGTTCAGCGACACCCTGGCTGGCGAATATGAGAAAGGTATTGCGGAAATGATGGGCTGGAGTCCACACACAGCCGAGAAGACCGCTATAGATGATGACGAATAAAGGAGTGAAGCGATGACTGTATCGAGCACAGAATCACCGAGGAAAGTTTACTCAGGCAACGGTTCTACCACAAATTTCCCAATTCCGTTTCCTTATAGTGATGAGGATCATATCTCTGTTACTCATATTGATACGGATTTGACAGAAACCGTTTGGGTTAAAGATGGCGCAGGCCCTACCGGATATACGATTTCCGGGGGAGCTGTCGTGGCAAATACGGCCCCGGCATCCTCGACAAGCCTTATCTTGTTAAGAGCCACTCCTTTAAAGCAGCTCACGGATTATAAAAACAATCGCAGAACGCCTGCTGATGTAACCGAGGAGGATCTCGACAATATTGTCATGATGATCCAGGAAATTGATGAGGCCAATGACAGAGCGCTGGCTCACGAGCACACTTACACCGGAGATCCCATCGATATTGATGCGTACTCAGCCCTGCTCCTTGGGTATAAGAACTCGGCGGAAACGGCGGCCACGAATGCCCAGACTGCTGAGGCTAACGCAGAGACAGCAGAAACCGCTGCGGAAGCCGCGCAAACGGCAGCCGAGGCGGCGCAGACCGCAGCAGAAGCCGCCCTTGCCACCATGAACCAGGGATTCCTCGTTGGAGATTATAATGACGGAGATGAATTTACCGCTGGCACCACCACTCAGTTGACGCTTCCTGGAACTCCCGTCGGAACAGCCGATAATGAGGGTGTGATTGTCTTCTTTGATGGCGTTGCCCAGCATCATTCCGAATTCTCAATTTCCGGCACGACCATCACCTTTACCTCCGCTATTCCGGCTGGGACTGCTAATGCTCAGATAACCGTACTCACTGCGGTTGGAGCTGGCGGCGGCGGATCTGGCGATATGACAAAAGCCGAATATGATTCGGATGATGATGGGGTTGTGAGTGCGGCTGCGACAGCCGCAGCGTTGACCGGCGCTCAGGCCGATGCGATCACAGCGAATACTTTACATTCAGGAGGAACTGGGGCAGACCATTCCCATGTAGCACTAAATACTACACATCGAGGCAGCACAACCAATCCGCATAGTGTAACCAAAACACAAGTTGGATTGGGCAATGTGACGGATGGAGCGCAGTTATTAGCATCACAGCTTGAGACAACCATAACTGATGATGATGCAAAAGTGCCGAGTTCTGGCGCAGTTGTTGACTATGTGGCGGGTCTTGGGGTGGTTTCTCTCTGGACAGACGACGCAAGCGGAAATTTCATTTATCCGAACTCAAATACCGGGGTGAAGGTTTACGATACTGCTCAAGCCACATTAGGACACATCGATGTGATAGATCCGTTTTCAGGTTGGGCAACTAAGCTAACGACCAGCAGTTATGCAACAATTTATGCTGACCTGGGTGGGTACGGGAAAAGCAATCTTTTCCATGCCAGCCAACACATACATGCGGCAGTCACAGGAGCAGTTAATATCCCGTCGAATGCCATACCTTCAAATGACGATGGGATATATGATCCTCCGACAAACGTATATGAGAAGCTGCATGACGCTGGGGTGGCCGGGTACGCGAAGTCAGCGTCCACCAGGGTGTATGCTGTCGGTGGCTATTTCCAGGGGCAGATAAATGCGAATGGAGCAGACGATGACAATCGAACCGGCGCATGGGGCGTGAATGCCTTAGTCGAGGATTTAGACAAAACAAAGGCCGTTCTTTATGGGATTGAGATCGACGTAAATGTGACCAACTCAGATACCTGGGCCTTTGGGCTTAACATAGCTGGGGGGTCGAGTTATCAACCTGGAGTCGCAAGGGCAATGGATATCAATGCTCTTAACGCTCATGATTATACCGTTAGATGGAAAGAGGGCTTATATATAAGAGATGGAGCTTGTGATAACGGGATTCGTATGGGTACACAAGTACACCCGGACGATGGAGACAATACAAGCTCAGTGAATCTTGCTTTTTATTCACGAGATGCGGGAGGGGTAGAACAGGTCAATGATATTTATAGTGGCGTTGATGGCAAGCTTAATATCAGGGATGTTACAGGCACCCAGCAGTATATGGCGCAGTTTACCCCAGATGCAGGCGTAGCGCTATTCTATTCTGGTAGCAGCAAGATCCAGACCACCACTGGCGGCATAAATGTGAGCGGCAACATCGCGGTATCCGGCGCTGTGGACGGCATCGACCTCAGCGCATATTTAAATCAGCCCGTTAAAAACTCAAGCTCTCCGACCTTTGCGGGGCTTACTGTTAACGGCAACATCGCGGTATCCGGCGCTGTGGACGGCATCGAC